AACCACCAACATCAATAATCCTCCCAGTGACACTAATCAAATGCCTCACACTCAACACTCTTTGTGTAGTAGCAGGCATCTCAATGTACTGCTTACCTGCTGTCCTGTACTTACTTTCAGTAGTAGTAGCAGGTAAATAAACACCCATAGGACCAGACAAACAACGCTGAACAAACCTAGAAATATCAGCTCTTAAATGCCCTGGTTGAACCAGAACAGGATCAGAAGCAAGATGATCCCCAGAAGCAGTAGTACCAGCGTAACCCCTAGAAACAGTAACAATATCAGTACTTGTATTAACAGCAGTAATAAGCATCGCTTCCTGATTAATCTCAATAACGTCCGTTATCGACAACTTAGAAGCATCACCAGTAGCAAGGTTAATAGAAGTATCACTAGCACTACTAGGAGCACCAGACAAAGTCACCTGCAAAGGTCTTTCAGAATGCCTATACAATCTTGACATTGTTTCGTCAATAAGAGTACCTAAACTCATAGATGTAGTAGTAGCCATTTACCTTCTTGACCTCATTCTTCCAGGGAACCTTCCTGCTCTGTTAGTTCTATACCGCATGTCTACACGTAAGCTTAGTGGACCACCAACATTTCCGATAGGTCCTATTCCGTGTGACAATATAATATCAACATCTTCGCTTTGTGTTAAGGTCCTGTCCCCAAGACCCTCCAAAACTTCCATCAAATCGCTAACAGCAATACCTATCTTAGCGTCCTCACCAAGAATCCTGTAATTACTACTGTTCTGATAAGTAGTCGAAGACTGATAATCCAACGAAGTGTCAAACAATTCACCAACATCAGAATCAGACAAAGCTATAGCAGCAGTACCTTCAGTACCAGAAGCAGTTTCAGCTTGAGTTAAAGCAGCTATAACAGGTGAAAGAGCATCAACGATAGTCATGGCATCACTCTGTGTGAGAGAAATCCCATGAGCATCGGTGGCACTAGCCGTATCGGAACTGCTAACAGCAGTTCCTTGATCTTCAGATTCAGCTACAGAGAAAGTATCAGAAGAAGAAATAGAAAGCTCATAGCCTTCTGTTATACCAGTAACCCATTCAAGAATAGCACCGCCACCCTCTAACGAAATAGAAAGAGCGACAGGTGAACCTTCAACAGCAGCACCAGTATCAGCTTGAGAAACAGTTACTGTAAGAGTCTGAGCATCAACACCAGTAGCTGTTTCAGCTATAGGGTCATCTACACCTAGACGGTAACGAAGACGATCAGAACGATAGTCATGATTGTTTCTGTATTGTTGAGGGAAAATACCATAACGCCGTCTTAAATAACGGTAAGTAAGCTCTCCTGTATGTTCTACATCGCCTGCACGGTATTGAAAATCATTCCGATAATCGACTCCCTCTGCACCAGGGGCGAAAATCTCAGAGGACTTATAGTCGGTGGAATTCCGATAAGCTAAACCACCAGCCATTGTTTACTCTTCTTTCGCTGCTTCCTCCGCTGCCTTACGTGCTGCAACAGGTGGATCATCAGGCCAAACAACTTCGGACACCTTGGTGAAACCACCAGGTAGGTCACGTAGTTCTTGACGGTATGCCGCCCATTCCTCAACAGTGTGCGCCCCTAGGGTTGCGTCTGCTATTTGAGTCCAGTCAGTATGACGTAACAGTGAGTTACGTTGCCCTCTGACCATACTGAAATCCAGATCAGCCGCCGCTCGTCTATCTTCCAGTTCTTGTATTTCTTCTGCCGTGAGTTCGATGTACTCACCGTTCACGACCTTATATCTTTTTTCTGTTTGTGTTGGCATATTATCCTGCTCCATTTATTCCATATAAAGTAAAAGTGCTGTACTGCACCATGTCGTCACTACCGCCATAAACCATGTATGTAAACTGATCTACAGCAGAAGTATCTAAAAATATCGAACTACTGAGGTATAGATTCCACCGATAGTTTGTTGCATCAGTATTAGGTGTCGCAATCTGACCTAAAATCTGTTTATAGTTTGATGTGTTCGCATAGTTCGGTATCCACATTTTTACAGTGCTGAAAGTATCTGCTAATGCTGAAGCCCCACAAACTTCCCCACCATATCCTAAAGTTGCACTAGCACTCTTTGCCTGAGATGAACCCATACTGCCACCTATGATGCCTGAACTCACATATACTTGTGAGTATTTGCTAGTTGTGGAATCATTATTCAAATAAAACTCACAGTAATCTGTGTAAACAGAAGCATCCGTTCTTATAGATGCTATGAAACATAGATGGTCGTAAGAAGAAGGTATTGAACTCTTTGTATAAGAGTTGGCACCACTTGAAAATTCGTCGTGATCTATAACATTCCAACAAGCCATTATGAACTCTTTATCCCATATAGTGTAAAACTACTGCTTCTAATCCAATCCCCATATTGTGGAATGAGAGTAATTTTTGTTACCGCCGATGTGTCATCCCAAACTGCCGTACACATTCCTTGCATACCACGATTTAGCCCTACTGCATTGTTCAAACCACCCACTCCACAAATTGATGTGTTTTTATTAGCGTTCAAATAATCTAGAATTGTAATAACACCACCACCCTGACCTGTTGGACCGACAGAATTGGGTCTATAGTTTGATGTGTTCCAGAGCGTGCGAGCCTCAGCACCACCAGAACCAAAAGCAGTATCAGTTGAAGAATACGTATACATTGTGCGGTAAGTGTAATTAGTACCTGAATCATCATTAAACCGCAAAGTAACTTGGTCCCAATCATATCCATCATCAGTCGCCACCGAAAAATGCAACTCTAAATGCTGATACCCTGCTATAGAAGAAAAAGACACAGTTGATGCGTCTGCTTCTAAATACAGTGTTTCAATCGCTTCAATAACCGCCATTATACTGTCACCATCCTTGGGAGAACACCGAACAAGTCGTAACGTGAATCTGCCGCAAAAGCGTTTCCGTTTCCATCAATTAAATCTATTTCTGTGATAGGTGCCTGCCCCAGCCAAGTAGTTGTATATTGTCCTGTATAACCACCACCAGCATCTCGATCATCAGCAAAAGTAGAAGTTAAAGTCTTATGTTTCCCGCTGTTAATGTCATATACTGTTGCTACAGCACACGCATAAGTATTGTTTTGAGTTGCGTGTTTATCAGAATATAAAAGCCAACATCCCGCAGGTCCAGTACCTTCAGCAGCAGAGACTGTTGATCCGTCACCATAATAATATTGGTATGCGTAATTAGCCGTAGTTGTATCATTATTGAATCGTGCGAGCACACCATTCGCTGTCGTGGTTGACTGCGAATAAGCAATGATTACTAAATCCATGTACTGTGACCAGTCGTTAGCACCAGTACTGCTAGTCCATTCGACACCCACAGTGTCGGAACCTAAAATCGTTGTTTTTAATGGAACCCACGCTTCACCATCAGTGAGAACGCCATCAACTATGTATGCGGGAGCGTCAGTGTTAGTAGTAGTTGTCATACTGCCACCTCGTATCTGATTAGAACAATACCAGCACCAGCCCTAGTGGTACCAGTCCAGCCACCTGTGCCACCGCCGCCACTATTAGGAACACCACCAGTGCCCATAGTCCAACCACTACTATAAGGACCGCCGCCTTTTCCTCCACCACCTGTACCGCCAGCCGCACCAGCAATAACACCGCCACCGCCTCCACCACCAGAGTAAGTCACAGTTGAGGCTGTGATACCTATTTTAGCAATACCGTTTCCACCAGCACCGCCTGTACCAGAACCATTACCAGCAGTACCAACTGATCCCATACCGCCACCGCCACCAGATTGGTGTGAGCTTCCATAATTTCCTGAAGCGCCACCATCATAACCTAATGACCCTGTACCACCAGTAGTAGAACAACTAGGTGAAGAACAGTTACCTGTTCCACCACCGCCACCGCAAGCACCATCACCACCTGCACCAGCAGTACCACCTGAACCGATACCTCCTCCCACGACACTGTTGCCGAGAGCAGAACTGGTAACACCAACCGCTTGATAGCCACCTGTGCCAACAGTTATTGTGTAAGGACTTGATGCGGCATCAACAGTTTGAGATGCGTATTGAACAGCACCTCCGCCACCGCCACCGCCAGCGCCTTCCCAAGAAGAACCGCCACCGCCACCGCCAACTACCAAAAGGTCACAGTCAGCGGAACCAGCAGAAACAGTAAACGTGCCAGTACCCCTGAAAGCATGAACACGATACGTCGTACCAGAATCCTCATATTGAGTAATAATCCCGCCATAAGCGCTGAAAGCACCGCCGCCAGCCAAACCGCCGTTCATCCACGCAGAAACAGCCGTAGACGGATTAGCCTTCGCTAAATCTCGCCTACCCTTCCACGTAGAAACGTAAGTGCTAGGGTTCGTCCTATCTTGTCGAAACACTATAAGACCTCTTAAGCAGTTATTCTATTTACGTAACCAAAGATTTGGATAGAACTAGTAGTAGCAGCAAAAGCACGAACCACCAAAGGTGAAGCATTACCTTTAATAACAAGCCCTGGAACTACTAAGACAAGTCCAGCCTCTGTGGTGATCGTTTGTTCAATCAGATCACCAGCAGATGCACTACCCCACTCAATCGTTAATTTACGATCACTTGAGTCATAGTTGGCTGCATACAGCCATATCTCATCATAAGTAGTTGCTGTAGAGGAACCTGTATGAACTTCTTTGCCTGCTGAGGCAGCGTCATCTATAAGGATTCCTCTACCATCTGTGCTACCAGATAGTTTTATTTTTGAATATGTTGCCATATTACCTTTCCTTTATTTAATTAAAGATTGAGTTAGCTAAAATAATATTAGCATTTTCGTAACCACCTGATAAACCCCCAGTAGTCCCAGAAGCAGTACCAGTTACGTTGCCAGTAAGAGGTCCAGCAAAAGCTGTCGCTGTTAAAGTCCCAGTGCCAGCATTATATGTGGCACCACCATCAGTCTTAGGAGCAAGATCACCAGTAGCTGATTCAAACAAAGCTACTGAACACGTAGTGTCAGTAGTGTCAGCTACCGTAATAGCTGTAGGTGTTGCCCCCGCAGGAACAGCAGCCCATTCAGTGTCCCCATCAGCTTGCTTTACAAGAACATGGTTAGTCGAAGCGGTAGCAGCCGTTGTAGCTCCAAGACCAAGTTTCGTTTCCAACGCAATAATAGCGCCAGAATGATTGGTATGAACAACGTCATGCTCAAAGCCTGAATCGTCCATCTCCGTTGTTGCCAAAGGCGAAGGCTGCTGAGTTGAGGTATCAAGAGAAGTAGGGTAATTAGTCGCCATACTAAGACACCGTGATAGTTACTGTTAAAGTCCATTCCGAACCAGAAGATTTAGTTCCAAGAGAAGCAACCTTACGATTCAAATTGGTTCCACTATCAGAGTTTCCGTTAGCGATAGACCATTCGTTCCAAGCGAAGTTACCTTCCGAAGAACCCCAAACAGCTTTCCAAGTCACAGTCTGAGAAGACCGTGAAGGAAAACTAGTTTCCATGCCTTGATAATCCTTATTTGAAGATGCCTGAAGACCAGTCTGAGCTGCTGACGCAGCAGTAGAACTATCCCCAACACCTATATAACTATTAGCGTTGTTAAACGCAGTTCCTCCAGCACCGATAAGAAGATCCAACAAAAGTTGGATTCCTTCATTCACAAGAAGATTATCCTCAACAGACACAGTGTCATTAGGAGGAAGACCCAAAGCACGGTCATCAGCTTTGTCCCACTTCTCTACAGTGGACGTAACCGCCCAAGTTTTACTATTTATTAAATCAGGTTCCATATTTCCTCACTATATCACTTGATTCAGGGTGACTGCCATTGCTTGCAATTGATGGCTCCGCTTTTTAAGCAGCCACCCTGAACAAGATATTAAGGGCTGTTCCTATCTTAGGAAGGAGCAGCCGAAGTTGTATTGGTCTGGTGATCGTGAGGCTCACGCAAGGTGAGAGCCACATTCGCCGTATGACCACCCGAAGTGGTTATGTCATAAGTAGCTTTCATGTACTCCTTATAAACATCCATTCGGATATAAATTGATTGGCTGTCGTCAGTGTGGACGATTTCAGGACATGAACCATACTCAACGGTGTTAGTACCGCTAGAGGTGTCCGCACCTTCAAATCTGATCCCACCAGCAGCGAAAGAAGCGTTAGCTTCTATTACTCCCAATGCGATTTCCATAACAACAGGGCCTGGTTTCCCAACATAAACCCATCCAGTGTTACCGTCTGCTGCGATTGCTGTATCAGCAAGCAACACACCACCAGTTGCGTCTTGTACAAGGGTACCTGGACCTACGCCAGTATATGATTGCGCCATAATTTACTCCTTAAGCGTCCGTGATGCCGTATTGGCGCACGATTGATAGAGGGTTATAAATAGCAACGCCAGGGTAGAGTTCGACTCTTCCCATGTGGCCTGGAGCAGACTCGGTTTCACCGAAGTCAACTACATCAAAAGAACCA